ATCTTTTTTGATAAATCTTATACGCCGAGTGAGTTGAAGTTTCCCGACTTCAAAGTGTCCACCAAGGAGTATAGTGTAGAGGGAGAACAAAAGTGGACGGCAGGTGATGACGACAAATTTTTTTATGAGTTAACGGAGAGCAAGGAATAAAAATGGGTAGAAGTGTATTAAATAAAGCAAACGGCGTAGATTGGATGAAACAACCAATGTTTTTTGGTGAAGATTTACAAGTACAACAATATAGTGATTTAAAATATCCTATATTTGATAAATTAAACCAACAACAATTAGGTTATTTCTGGAGACCTGAAGAGGTATCTTTACAGAAAGATAGAAATGATTATCTTAATTTAAATGAACAACAAAAGTTTATTTTTACAAGTAATCTAAAATATCAGACTATGTTAGATAGTGTACAAGGTAGAGGTCCATGTTTGGCATTCTTACCATTTGTATCATTACCAGAATTAGAGGGTTGTATTATTACATGGGATTTCATGGAAACAATACACTCTAGGTCTTATACATATATCATCAAAAATCTATATGCGAATCCAAACGAAGTTTTTGATACCATTCTTACAGATGATAAGATTGAGAAAAGAGCAGAGAGTGTGACGAAGACTTATGATGACCTTATTAATTTAGGTTATAAGTGGCACCTTGATAAAAATTCAGTTGACTTATATGAACTGAAAAAGAAAATGTATCTAGCTATGGTGTCTGTAAACATACTTGAAGGATTAAGGTTCTATGTATCGTTTGCTTGTTCGTTTGCATTTGGTGAACTTAAACTACTAGAGGGTAGTGCTAAGATTATTTCTTTTATTGCAAGAGATGAAAGTCAACACCTTGCAATGTCACAAACTGTTATCAATAACTGGCATGACCGTAATGATGACAAAGACATGATTAAGATTAGAAAAGAATGTGAAAAAGAAGTTTATACAATGTATGATGAGGCAGTACAGGAGGAGAAGCGTTGGGCAACATATCTATTTTCCAAAGGAAGTATGATTGGTTTATCAGAAAAACTATTACACCAATTTGTCGAGTACATGGCAAACCGAAGAATGAAAGGCATTGGCCTAGAAACAAGGTACGAACAAAAACAAAATCCTCTACCGTGGACAGACCATTGGTTGAATTCAAAGGGTACACAAAATGCACCACAAGAAACAGAGATTGAAAGTTATGTCATTGGTGGTATTAAACAAGATGTACAAAAAGACCAATTCAAGAAATTCAAACTGTAATGACTAAAGCAGAAAAACATTGTTCCGATTGCGATACTAAATATACATTAATATGGAATGAGGATGAACAAGATATTCCTCCTATAACATGTCCATTTTGTGGACATGAAATTCCAGATGATGATGAGGAAGATTATGAGCAAAGGTACGAAGAAGACGAAGATTGGGGTTGATTACAGTTTAACTAGTCCTGCCATTTGTGTAAACAATGGCGGACTTAAATTTTATTACTTGACCAACAAAAAGAAGTGGATTGGTCAACAAAGTGAGGATATAATTGGTTATGAACATAAAGAATGGAAAGACCCGATTGAAAGATTTACATACATATCTGATTTCGCAATTGACATTATCAAACAAACAAAAAATCCACAAATATACATTGAAGGCTACTCTTATGGGTCGAAAGGCCGTGGTCTTTTTCAAATCGCTGAAAATTGTGGCATTCTCAAATATAGATTACAAGAGCAAAATTTCAATTATGAAACGGTGGTACCGAGTGTCGTTAAGAAAGGTGCCACAGGAAAAGGTAACGCAGACAAAGATTTAATGTATGAGGCATTCGTGAAAGAAGTAAAAATTGATTTGAAACAACTATTTGACACAGAGAAAGTAGGTAACCCTATATCTGATATTGTTGATAGTTATTATATACAAAAGGTTGGTTATGACACTATATGTATTTGACGCAAAATTATCATCATCTGCTTTCGTAAAGGGTTTTGCTAGTAAATTTCCCCATAAGCATTTTAAAAATATAGAGAGTAATACAGGTGATAAATTTTATAATTACACTTGGCCATCATGGGACGGACAAATAGGTCCTGATGGTGAGGCTGTCTTTCAAGGTATATTAAGAGGCACAAAAGAAGTAGAACAAGCCTGTATTGAACAAGAAAAAGATTACTATTATTTCGACCAACCATATTTCTTTTATTCAGATTACAAACAAAATTCAGCAGGTGATAAATGGTATCGTATCATCAAAAACAACACTCAAAAAACTTATATTGACAAAACTGGTAGATGTAAAACCAGATTTGAAAGAATAAGAGAACGAGTAAAAGACAATCCAGATTTACTAGACCAGATTACATTGAAGAAATGGAACTATGAGGGTGACCATATTCTTATAATACCACCTAGTTATCATACTGCTAGATGGTATGGCATTGATAGACACGAATGGACAGGTAATATCATTAAACAGATAAAAAAATATGATAGAACACACCCTATTGTTGTAAGAGAAAAGTATAAAGGCAATGTTGATTGGTCTCCTGATAGAACAGAAAAACCTCTACACGAAGACTTAAAAAATTGTCATGCTATGATATCATTTCATTCAATGTGTGCTGTACATGCCGTTGTTGCAGGTATACCTAGTTTTTGTAGTGAACACAGTCCAGCATGGCCTGTGAGTTTAGGTTTAAAAGATTTATCTAGTATAAAAGACCCTTTATATTCAGGTGAAAGAGAACAATGGTTACACTCATTAATTGGGTCACAATTTACTGAAGCTGAGATGTTAGCCGGAAACGCATATCATTTTGTTAACGGTAAAAGTGTATGATAAGGGGAAAATCAAGTAGTGTTTGGATTATTGGTGATAAAGTTGTTAAGAAGTTTGATAAGGTACAAAAGAAAGATTATGTAAGAGGTACAGGTTATCATTGTTATTTAAGAGAGTTAGAATGTTTACAGAGATTACAAGGTCATCCTAACTTTCCAGAATTATTACATTATGATAAAGATGAGTTGGTGATTACAATGAGTTATTGTGGTGAAAAGTATGTTAATGATGTACCTAGACCAGAATTAGTATCACAAGTATATAAGATTGTAGAAGCATTAGAGGAACACGATTTAAAATTTACAACCACAAAGTTTCCTATTAATGACATACATATAAAAGATGGTGTGTTGAAGTGTATAGATTTTGAGAACACATTACCTGAAGGCAGTAAACATATAAACCTGTTTACGGATTTGTTTATAAATAGTCAACGAGAACTATTTGATATACAAAAGTTTGAAAATGATTTAAGAAAGTTAGTTGAGGTGAATGATATGAAGACAGACTGGAATAATTACCAAGCAATCGGTAAGGGCAACAATGCTCAGGAAAGAATTGCAAATCTAAATTTAAAACGATACTCTGGTGAAGATAAAACTTTACTTGACCTAGGCGCCAATCAAGGCGAATTTGGTATCGAACTTGCCAAAGATTATCAAAAAGTATATGCAGTAGAACCATTTGTGGAATGTCCTTTTGACATACCAGACAATATGATGTGGATTCAAAAAGGTTTTAAAGACTTTACAGAAAGTAATGTTGGTCACTATGATGTCATTTTCTCTTTTGCTATGACTATTCAAGTTAGAGATGAAGATGGTTTAACTGAAAGTGAAATTGCCAAAGGTCATTATGAGATGACTAAACCTGGAGGTGTTATGATATACGAAACTCAAAAATTACAAGGTAGACCTAAAAATCAAGACCATGTTGATAGAATGTTATCAGCATTTAGAAACAATTATGGTAAAGAGATTGAAACTGGTAACGCAAGACAATCAGGCAGACGCCTATATTATGTGTTTAAAAGATGATGTACACAAAATTATATGAAAGCCTCAGCAAGGCAAGATATGATGATAATCCATGGGAACACCATACCTTTGGTCAAGCATTAACAGAAGCGCAAGTAGATGAAATTAGAAGTGCAGTAATACCAAGAAAAGGTATATTGCATGATGGCACCAGGTCAGGTTATAAAGAGGGTGTCGAAAAACAAAACCATCAATTAAGAGAATATATTACAAACGATAATAGAAGCAAGTATCCAGAGATGGTTAACTTGATTAGAGAATTACAAAGTAAACCTATTAGAGAGATGATTGCCAAGATGGTTGGCAACAAAGATAACTTTAAAGGTTCTTATGTAAGACTAGAAATCTTACATGATACAAAAGGTTTCTGGTTGAAACCACATGTTGATATACCAGAGAAACTAATATCTAGTTTGATATATGTAAATCAAACTGGTGAAAATATAAATCTTGGTACAGATTTTTATAGTGAAGATTTAGATTTAGTAAAGACTGTACCGTTTTGGCATAACTATGGATATGTATTTACAGGTCCTAAAAAATGGCATGGTATGGAAGAGGGTAAACAAATACAAGTAGAACGAAGAGGTATACAATTAAATTATGTGACCTTTAAAACCGACTGGAAGGTAAAAGATGAATGAACAAGAACTATTAACGGAGATTAAAAGATTAGAGGGTATCTATATGCAACCTCAATCTTTTAAACAATATAAAAATTACTGGCTACCAGAAAGTGTAGTCAAAGAAAGTACAAATGTATTATCATTAGG